AGGGAATGGTGTAAAGGTATCTTTCAATAGGTTCAGTAACGAGAACTTTGACGGGTCAAAGCCACATTTCTTAGTTGCCGATCGAGATAACACAACTGCTTCGCATGTATTTGATCATAGCACCACAGTGAGTACTAATAACTTTTCAGAAGTGTCCATCACCAATAACTCGCTAGCCTCAAATGGTAATCCAGCAGCCACGGATCATATTGCCTACATCCAGTCTTATGCTAGCTCAATACGCGGCTGGAGATGGAGTGAGAACCGATTAACGCAATGGAAGCCTAGAATTATAGATTTTGCGGCCGGAATAACAGAGCTTCAATTAGATGAGGCTGGTGTTGGCATATCAAACCTATGGGAGCTAAACAACCAAAATGTCACTAATAACTACAACCCTATAGCACTATCAAACCTTCGCGGAGCCGGCCTTGTCAAAATGGATGATTGGTCAATGATGGGGATGCCTGAACAAATAGCTTCATTCAAAAACAACCCCTCGGATGTAACCAACCTAACATTTACAAGCAATGTGCGTGGCTCACAAACAGGTGGCAATGTAACTCAGACAGATATTCCAGACTCTCAAGGTGGCACCACTGCTGCTACGTTTACCTATGGTGCAGACGAGGGGGTTATCCTGATAAGCTCAATAGAAACAAACGGGATACAAGGTAAGGTTTTATGGATTGAATTTGAGGTTAAGAAATCAGCCGCCACGCCTTTAGAGGCTATTCAGCTTGAGATAATCATTCAAAATCACACCTCTTTTTATTCCTTGTCTCTGGATGACAACTGGCAAAATATAAGAATCCCATTCATATATTCAAGTGACGCGTCTACAAGTGGGGATGTTACCTTTAGGCTTACACCAACACTATTCCTAGATGTTGGTGTGGCCGATTCATTTGATATAGGACGGAAGGTTATCTACCACAGCTCAACACCAGTGCCATATTCAACTGTAGAGATTACATGAGGGGTTTAGATCATGGAAGCCATTGACCTTAATAAAATCCAACTAGAACAAGCAAGCATTGAGCGTAAACTGGATGAACACATTTTCGAGTCAAAGATGTATCGAGAACAAAACCAAGTGATGTTTGATCGTTTGTTAGAAGCTCAACAAAAGAACACTGACGCTATTACCGATCTGACTGAGGCCACCGCTGGGATTATTGAAGTGTATCAAGCCAGTCAAGGTGCTATTAAAGTTGGTAGCGCTTTCGGTCGGTTTGCTAAATGGTTATCAGGTATTGCTATCATCGGTGTAGCATTTAAGTGGACGTGGTCACACCTCGGTGGACCACCGTTTACTTAGAAGAAGTTCACCTCTAATTCATTCGTAGTGATGCCACTTCGGTATCGCTGCAATGCGTTCTTCAAACCTTCCTGATCATCCGTCTTACGCTCTAACGCATCAACCACGGCTAAGTCTACAGTGTCAGCACAGATAATCCTGATGATTGATACAGGGCGACTCTGACCTTGTCGATTAATACGACCGTTCATCTGTTCATACAATTCTAACGACCAGTTACACCCGAACCATACAAGTATACAACCGGTCTCCTGTAGGCCATCAACACCATGTCCCATTGAATTGTGTGAAATAAATAATTCACCGTTAGGGTTCTTGATTAAGAAACGATGACGAGGACCACAATCAACTAAATCGTAGACGTGTGCTTTCTCACATCCCTTCGATACTTGTTCTTCGGTTTCATGCTTTTCCCGTACGGTGAACTCATTGCATCTTGGACAGCTTGATCGCCTGTCATTCCTCGATTCAATCTCATAGTGAGAACTGTCCGACTTAAACCCGAACGTCTGCATAATTCGGCCAAGTGTATTACTTCGCCCTGGTACTCTATTCGACGATTGTTGCGTTTGTTTGACTGTTGATCGAACGCAGTCACCCATGTGCAATTGTCCTTCGAGTAACCCTTGTTCACATCGACACGTTCGACGGTTAAGTGATCTTGATACGATGGTGACATATCCCTGTAGAAGTTCTCGAACTGTTCCCAGTCCTTGCACAAGTCGATCCCACGACCTCCGTAATCCTTGTCTGACTGATCTTTCACACGATTCTTTAATCCCACCCATATTCGCCAGATTCGAGTATTGGTCATGTTGTGGTAATTGTCTTCCACGCAATGCTTGCAATGGGTTCGTTTTAGTCTGTTGTGCTTCGTGAAATTCTGTTTCACCATCTTGAACTCGGTGTGACATCGTAAGCATTTCACTAATGCGAGCGTCATCGCCTTTGTATTCGTATAATGCTTTTCTTCTAGCGTTTTCAATAGCTCCAACATCTTTTGCTTCAACCCATTCATCGTCGATAAGTAGTTTATGGTTGTGAGTCATAGTCACACCGAAAACGTCTGTCACTTCTTCATATCCAGAATATGAACACCCACTGTGTGATACAAATTCAACACCGTCGAATACACGTTCATGATCTTGAACATCTATGATTCTGACCCATCCACGCAATTCAGTCAATACTAGGGTGTCAGCGTGAAGACAAGCAGGATGTCCGATCATTAATTTAATGTCACCATTGTTCCACTTGTTAATGATCTTCTCTGTATCCGCTGATTTAGCGGCCGTCATGTTCACCGGTTTATATTTCTTAAACCGTTTCATGATTCGCTCAGCATCTGACTTGAACGAGTAGCTGCATAATACTGGTGATCCGCCAGCTTCCTCTAACACGTCTTCAAGTGCATCCAGCTTAACATCATGCAATGCTTCAAACTCAGGTGACTCACTGCTCAGGTATGGCGAACCATTAGCAAACTGAAGGCATTTATTAGATACCGCTGATCGACTGAATACTTCAATCTCAACGCCGCTATCTAATTCAGCGAACATATCCTTCTCAACTTCGTCATAAGCTTTACGTGCTTTTGGTGGCAGATCCACCAGTAAGTTCGTCACCTTGCAATCAGGAAGATCCAGATAATCTTTAGCATCCATCTTCTTAGTGATGTCGCTGATCTTCTCTTCAATAAACTGTTTACCCAAGTCAGTCGGTGTGTATTTCCACCCTGAGTAATCTGACATAAAGTAACTGTCTTTAAAGTGAGTTACGAATTCACCTAAACGTTGTCCACCGTCAACAGCAAGATACTGACCATGTAGATCAAGATAACCATTGCTCGCGGGTGTACCTGTTAAACCAGTTCGATATTTGAAATGAGGGATGATCTTACGCCAGCCTGTGATTTTAACCTTATGTTCATTACCCCATTTATCATGACGATCACGAGTACCACCCTTTATACGTTTAGTTGTGGAGTTCTTCAGCTTCGACACTTCATCATATACCACCATATCGAATGGTATCGGTTTACCTTGACTTAGGTAATAATGATCCAATTGTTCGGCCAACCAGTTCATCCCCTCATAGTTGCATAAGAAGATATCAGCATCTGCGAACAGAGCACGGGTGCGTTTGTCTTTAGGACCATGAAGAATACTGAAGCGTAGATGTTTAGTATGCTCCCATTTACGGGCTTCACGTGCCCACACAGCTTGAATAACTCGAAGCGGTCCAAAGATTAAAACCTTATTAACTGAACCACTACGCATGCGATCAACGATGGTTGTTAAAGTGATTGGGGTCTTCCCCAGTCCCATACCTAACCACAACATTGAGTCGTCATGCTGAAGTTGATGCATAACACATTCACGCTGGTAATCATGGAGTTGTTGTGGTTTTAATAATTCTTTTGTCATTAGAAGAATGAAACCTCTTGAGTGAGTCCTTCGAATATGTGAGCTATCACATCAACCGTCCAACCATTACCAAGCATCTTATAACGCTGAGTGTTGCTTACGTGATTGGTGTAATTATCAGGTACTGTCTGAAGGCGTTCGCACTCAACCGGTGTTAGTTTGCGGTATTCTGACTTACTGTTGAATGCGTTATCCCAGTTCTGCCTACTATCAGGTGGACTTCCTTCTCCTCCTACACGGATCGTTTTACTCTTGTTTCTAAATTTCAAATGATTATTGTGTTGCCAACTATTAGAGGTGAGTGAAGGAGTCTTCCCGTCTAATGCTCTGTCTCCACCAGGGTTATTACCTCGACTCGTCTGATGAATTATGACAGTACGCTGACCATGATTATCAACACCCTTGTGATAGTTGGCATCAATGCACTGCGACTTAACACCGTGGCTCTTGATAACACCGTGGCCTTCGGACTCAAGAATATCTACCAGCATTATTCCTTTATCCTCAGGTTGATCTATCTCACCGATGTCAGTCCAGTACCAACGCTGACGATTTTGAGCACTGACTAGGTTGGAGTTAATGAACACAGGATCGACCCTCATGGTGTCAGTGATCACATCTAAATATTCCTTTTTCATCTTCACATTCTCAAGCATGAACTTAACATCAGAATTAACCGAGCGAATGTGATTCAGAATATCAACATAAACGAAAAACAACTTAGAACGTGGATCATCGAATGCCAGTTGCTTACCTGCAAAACTAAAACCCTGACACGGTGAACCACCAATGAGTAAATCAATTGATCTCCAATCAATATCCCAGTCACGCCACTTTGTTACGTCGCCGAGCTGAATTGTGTTCGGCCAGTTAGCTTGCGTGACTTTAATGGCGTATTTGTCTAACTCACTAGCGTAGTAATTATCGACATGAATTCCAACTCGATCTAATGCGATTCGTCCGCAACTCATACCGTCAAATAAACTTAAAACATTCATACCAAACTCTTCAACTCAGGCTTAACCACCGTCTCAATGAGTATGTGTACATCGACTGCACCGTATACAACATGAGCATGAACACCTACTTCTTCTAACCGCTTGATCTCACGTTCCTGTACTTTGGAAAGTTTACCGTCAATGGTCTTCACTTCTACGAAGTAGACCCGACCCTCAACAATACAGATGCGATCAGGCACACCATCACGACCAGGTGACACCCACTTACGGGTGAGACCACCGATTTTCTTGAACTCGGTATCGAGTAGTCGTTCTACTTTATTTTCGCGGACGCCCATTAGTCTAAAACCCTTAACCCAATTTTACCGTTATCAAGCTTAACCAATTCAATATTGGGTTCTGGGAATAAAGATATATCAATGTAATCTATTTCAACATCACCTTGGTTAAATCCAGCACCTAATTCTTCTGTGATTTCATCGTCCACTTTCATTTTAAATTCATCCCAAGTCATAACTCAATGCTTCTCTATTAATGTGAATGATCTAAACCAATTCTCAATCGGACGTGACCAGATGTGACCGTTACTCAAACCCTGATACACAACATCCGGTGTATAGTTGGGATTCTGAGAATGCATGTTTGTCACAGCTAGTATGGAATACAAGGCTCCATTTCGGTGTTGCCATACTGTATCTGGTTGTATCTGTTCGAAGTCATCCATAGTGACCGCTCTTGTTATTCAATGTATAACAAATGTATAACAGTTAATAAGTTCCGTCAACAAGTGGTTTCACTAATTTCTCAGCTTCACGAACATACCAGTCAAAGTTGACATCACACATAGGGAAACCAAGTGATGATAATGACAATTCGTCTAAGTTATTAACAACCTGCACCGTGTAACCTGTATTAACCTCACTGATACGATCTTCATACTTAGATTTGTTCTTAGTGTGAATGCGCTCGTCCCATACACCTTCACCAATCTCAGCCAGTACTTGATTATAGTAATCATCGGGGATACGTGTCGCACGTTTGTATTGACCCACTGGTCCGGTGGCAGGCATGACTTTGCGCAGGATGTCACCATCATTACTGATGTAGTAACGGGTGATGTTCTGGATCTGTTCTTCACCCCAGTACAACTTAGATGATCGCGGCACCTTGGTACGCAGCATGAAGTCCATAATGTCACTATGGTTCATGATGAACTCACGAATGTCAGTACCATGGACCAGTGCAGCTTCAGCCGCCTTCGGTACCACCAGTGCTGAATGGTTCTGGTGCCAACCTAAATCATACTCATAAGCACCTTTACGTTTCAGCTTACCGTCAGTGTACTCACCGATGTAATTGTTCACGTCACGGATGAACATACGACTGTACTCAACATCTTCAAGTTCAAGCTTGGTCAACTGCTCCCACCAATGACAGACACTGTGTACCCATTCTTTCAGGTGACGTGGGTAACGGATAGTCAGACCATCGGTGTTGATCTGGATCATGGTTAGCTCTGACGCCTTCATTAGGTTCTCAGCCAACATGCACAATGATAGTTGACCATTGATGGTGATTGCCATGGTGAACTGGGGGTCATAGAAGGGTGAATACTTACTGTTACTATCACCGTACACACCATTCAGTGCCAGCTTCAGCATAGCATTCTCAGCGGTACCCTTGGCATGACCTTTACGCTGGTTGTAAACGTCTTCATAGATTGTACAGAAGGTTTCACCGAGATGAGATGGTGCTAATTTATTCTTGATAGCAAGGTTCGGGTAGTATGATGCAACGTCCCAGTCTTCAATGATCCAGTAATCATCTGAGTGTACTATCTGTGACTCAACTGAACCATGAATACCACCGGTACCAAAGTCATATTGAAATCCATTAATAGAACAATTCACATCTTTAATAGCACCCTTGGTTTCAGTGATAACTTTCTGATTAAACCATTCATGAATGCGTTGGAACTCAGGATGCTCGAAACGGATGTAAGGTAGGATCACATCGCCCAGCGCGATGGACTCCCGCGGTGTCTGCTGAATATGTTTCTTACCATCGACATAAGCGTAACAACAACCTGGCGCATGTTTCTCTAACTCCATAATGAAATAGTCTTTACCGATTTTGGTATCATTATGATTCATGAAGTTGCGGTTATACTTCTGAGTCAGTTCTTCACGGAATCGAATCTGATCCAATGACTCATTGTAAAAGTCACACGTAGCCTTGATGTCGTGCCACATGTAATCAACTAATATGTCAGCCTGTTCATTGTTTAACTCTAACCCAACGTCGAACGGTAGATCCTGTATAGAGTCCATACGCATGTTGAACTCAAGCATTTTTAAGCTGGTGGATCGTGCTTGGTTATCGAAGTGATGGACTTTGAACAGATCCAATTGAGACGTTACCCAATCTGATTCCCACACCATATGAGCAAAGCGTGCGTTATGCGGTGCGTTGATGATCGACATGGCTTTGTTGTAGATGTCACCTGCTGTCAGTATGAGGTTACGTGACTGATAGATGGTGTGCATGACTGGGTAGTCGAAGCCTAGATTGTTGAACCCTACCCATCGACACCCTTGCTGTTTACATATGTCCATAAACTGAACCAATGCTTCATGATCGTTACGACGGAAGCTGATCTCGAAGTACCAACGATGACCGGTGATCGTGTGTTCAAGACCAATGGTGAAGATGTTGGGGTAGGTCTCAATGTCGTAAACGATGTCACCAGTTGTGACACCGTAGATGAAGTCAGGGTTAATCATTTATTATTTTCCAGTTTAATCATTACAAGTACTTCACATATAGCGCGTAGTGGGTTTTTGTGATTGTTCTCAATATCCATACCAAAGTTGAAGACCACCACTGGACTATGAAACTGAACCCCTAAATTGTTCTCAACCGCCAGTGGCATGGTTAGGTTCCAGTCCTCCACAAAATCCAAATATAAATCAGCAACTTCATACTCCTTCGATTCGTAGTAATACTCACCGTTGTGTTCTTTAATCTTATGCTGATAAGTGTAATCGCTTTCTTTTCTGTACTCTGACGCCCGTTCTGGATACAGCCAAATCATTAATCTGTTGAGCTGTTCATTGGTTAACTCTGAGATGTTAGTCATTTACTCGCAGCCTCTAATGCAGCTTCCAACGTGGATGCTGATACTACACAGAATCCAACCGGTGTATTTGGATACCACTGTACTTGTCAAATTTCACCGGTCTTCAATGCTTTTTGTTTCTCTTCTTCAGATACCCAATCGTTGAATTCTTCCTCAACAGCTTCTTCAATCGGTGTGTAATTATTTTTATAATCGTTATGATAAATGATCATAGCCGCTTTATGTTCTGGGAATTTCATATCGTCACTCTCTTAGGGAACCTATCAAAGCCAAGCTTCTTAGCTTTACTCATTGTTACCGTGATTGTTCGTACTTTAGATTGAAAACATTTAGCTATTTCAGTGGGACCGAACCCCATACACCGTAGTTCAAACATGTTAGCCACATCTTCAGCGTAGAACTGTCTGACCTTACCACGACCCAATGGATTGAATGGTGAGACTAATTTCAATTCAATGGCTTTCAGTCGAACACTGTCATATGTTCGGTTAAGAATGTATGCGCAACCGGTGATGTCGAACTTCTGATATAGACGTTTCAATTCTTTAATCTCAACACCCGTCCAGTCGCGCATATTGATTACTCGCAGATACCTACAGCGTACCAGTCGGTAGCTAACATATCAGTCTGAGACGCTAACCAACCAGGCTGCATGGAACCATCGGCGGTCATCATGTCGATATGTGCATTGATGTTAGTAGGTTCAGTCACACCGGCCTTACTGTACGGTGTACCCGCAACAGGCTTGACACTTTCCGAACCAGGTACATAGATCAACCACATACCCTTACCATTCCAACCTGCACGAGCAACTTTGAAACCTTGCTGCATCATCTCAAGTGCATGACCGAAACCGACACCGGTCTTAATGTTACGGTATGCATTATCGAACTGAGCCTTTGGCGACCATGAGATGTAACCTTCATGATCAGGATGATTGGGTTTACCACCATCGGTGTATTCCACTAAATAACCTTCATCTAGTGGATTCTCGTTGGCGGGTAGATCCCAACCGCGATACTCATTGTAGTCAGCACGATTCATTTCAATAGCACGAATTACTTTCGTACCGATGTATGTGTTTTCAATTGGTTCTAACATTAGTCACCACCTTTGTCTTCAGTTTGTAGTTCGATTTTAATTTGACCTGATTCTTTATCAGCACGAGCTTGCGCATCAGCATTGCTGAACTTACCGTTCGGATAACGTGCCATCAGTTTATCAGCATTCATGGTCAACACTTCTTCACGATTGATGCTCAATGCTTTACGAATAGCTTCAAGTGCGAATTCAATGTCACCAAGTTCTTCAATTACATTCATGTAATCAAGATCTTTACCTCAATGGATCGTGACTGGGAAAC